CTTAGGCTATGAAGTCAGTCCAGACGCAAAAGAAGAGTATCGGGATTGGAAAAACCCACGCACAGGCTTAGTTGAAAAAATCCCCAAAGGTGTTGACCCTGGATTCAATTTTAATGCGGGTCAAGCACGTTATGAGCAGTTGCAAAAACTAGCTACAGAAAAGGCGCGGGCGATTAAGGATAAAGACCTAAGAGATGCGGCTGAAAATGCGTTGATGTTGGTTGAGGCGGAGGCAAAGCGGATTGGTTCGCCTGCATCGTCTCCTGCGAGTGTGCCTCCTAAAGCGGATATAATGCCGCCAGCGAAAACGACAGCAACAGAACCAAATGCACTGACCAAGGATGGTATAATGTCAGAGCCTAAAAGTCTTGTTGAGCCTGACATGAAACCAGTTCGTACTGAGTGGGGTGATTTTCCTGATACTGTAATTGTTAATTCTAAAGGTACAATAGCAGACCATAAAGATTATATTGTTGCAAAATCTGGAGACATAGATGCAGCTATACGAGTTGTTGATGATTATTTAACTTTTGATGCGCTAAAGGAAATAAAATCAAAATTAATGGAAGTTAAAAATCCTATCGTTGTCTCAGTTCATGCCGAGGAAATAATTGGGAGAAATCAGTTGCCCACAGCATTTGCATTGCTATTAGAACATCACCTTGATGTAAAAATTGACGATAGTATTGTTCAGGCAAATAGAGCGCATAGAACTGGTGCAGATGGTTTTGACCGTTTGGTAAAAAAAGTATCATTTGATGGTAGCGTTATACAAGGTTCGTCCTATTTTTTAGTTGATGATGCAATTACTCAAGGTGGCACATTGGCGGATTTAAAAGGCTATATAGAATCAAAAGGTGGAGTTGTTATTGGTAGTTCTGCCTTGATGGGTAAGCCACATTCAGCTAAACTTAGTATCACTAAGGCGACTCTTGGGCAACTTAGAAAGGCTGCTGGTAAAGATTTAGAGAGGTGGTGGAATGAGCAATTTGGCTACGATTTTTCGTGGCTTACTGAGTCAGAAGCGCGATACATTACAAAGCAAATCCATCGCTCAGGACTTGACTTTGTCAGAAATAGAATCATTGAGGCAAGACAAGCACAACTCAATAGTAATGGGTCGTGAGCAATTGAAGAAAATTAAAAAGAAAATCATTTAATTTGGTTACTTAACCACATTGTTTAATTAAGCCCGCCCAGTGCGGGTTTTTTATTGCCTAAAAACAGAGCTTAAAGACCCGCACCTTTTACCCGCACCCCTTTGCGGAGGTTCGCGGATTGACTTTTTCATTCAGTCGCAGGGTGATGACGCTTAAAAATAAGCATAAATTTAAGACTAATTCTTGATTTTAGTTTTTTATTTGTGCAGAGGCGGCAATGTAACCATGCAAGCTATTGAAATTTTCCGCTCAGGCAAACACACAGCAACTAACGGTCAAACACTGCCATTTGATAAAAAGGCATTAGCGGCGGCTGTTGCTGCATATGACCCAAAACTGCACGAAGCTCCTGTTGTTATTGGCCATCCCAAAGACAATCACCCAGCCTTTGGTTGGATTGACCATTTGGAGCTAACTGATGATGGTGTGGTATTGGCACATCCTAAACAAGTGGACGCTGAATTTGCCGACTTGGTTGAGCAAGGTAAATATAAAAAACGTTCTGCATCGTGGTACTTGCCAGACTCACCGAATAATCCAAAGCCAGGCACGCTCTATCTGCGCCATGTCGGTTTCTTAGGTGCAATGCCGCCTGCACTAAAAGGTTTAAAAGACGTGCAGTTCAATGAAGCTGAGCAGGGTGTTGTTGAATTTGGTGATATGTCGCCGTGGACGCTATCAAACATAGCAGGGATTTTTCGCCGATTGCGCGAAAAAATGATTGCTAAAGAAGGCATGGAAGAAGCTGACAGTATTATTCCTAATTATGCCATTGAAAACCTTGTTGAAGATGCAGAGCGTTTACGTCAAGAGCGTGACGCCGCACTAGCAACGCCATCCCCCAGTTTTACTGAAAACACCAAACAGGACTCAACCATGACCCCTGAAGAAATTGCGGCATTACAAGCCGAAAATGCGGCTTTAAAAGCCAAAGCAGTTAATTTTAGCGAAAGCGAAACAGCTATTAAGCAGCGCGAACTTGCATTGGCTAAGCGTGAAATCGGCTTGCAAGTTGATGATTTAATCAAGCAAGGCAAAGTGTTGCCTGCTCAAAAAGTTGGCCTTGTTGAGTTTATGGCTTCGCTTGATGGTGAAACATTAACAGTCGAATTTGGTGAAGGCGACAAAGCTCAAAAAGTTAGCCCTCGTCAATTTATGACTGATTTCTTGGCAAATCAGCCAAAGATTATTGATTTTGCTGAACATAGCAAAGGTGATGGCTCTCAAACCCCTGCTGATTTAACAGCAGAAGAAATCCAAAAAAAGATTACCGCCTATGTTGCCAAACAAAAAGCAACAGGTAACGAAATTTCATTTTCAGAAGCCGCTGCTGTTGTGCAGTCTGGCAAAGACACACAGGAGTAATACATCTTGAATTCTAATGAAGGCTTAACTAAGACCTACGAAGCGGGTGGCACAATCAACGAATACCGTCTTGTTAAATTCGGTGCATCAGACCGTGCAGCACTACAGGCAAGCGCATCTACTGACAAATTTATTGGTGTGGCTGGCTTACCAAAAGGCGCAACTGCCGCAAGCGGTGACTCGATTGATGTGATTAAAGCGGGTATTGCTGATGTGACTTATGGCGGAACTGTAACCCGTGGCGACCGACTCACCAGTGATGCGGACGGCAAAGCAATCAGTGCAGAAGCATTGTTTGGTGAAAAAACGGCGGTGGTCAATGGCGGTAGTGCGGGCAATATCACGGTAACAGGCATTGCCACAACTGATGTGCTTGAAGCGGTTTTGTATTATCCAATCAGCACAGGTACGGTAACTGGCCTAAGTGATTTGACCAGTGAATTTAGTATTACTGCCGCCAACACCATCAACAATACAGGTGGTACAGCCACAACTAGCGGCAAATTAGAAGTTCGTTATCGCCGCCGTGTGAGCATTATCGGTACAGCAGAATTATCAGGTGTAAGCGGCGATTTAGGCGCGGTACACATTCAAAAATCAACTATTTAAGGAGCTAACACATTATGGGTACTAATACGCCAAATGTTGCGCCGTTTCCAATTAACGCAGTACAAACTGGTATTGCACTCGCATACAAAAACCCAGCAATGATTGCTGAAATGGTGCTGCCTCGTGTTCCTGTTGCAACCAAAGAATTTAAGTACCAAAAGTATGAAAAGTCTGAGCGTTTTACCTTACCTGAGACATTGGTGGGTCGCAAAGGCACGCCGAACAAAGTTGAATTTGGTTCGACAGAAGAAGCTGGCATTGCCCAAGACCACGGTTTATCTAGTGATATTCCAAATGATGACATTACTCAGGCGGCTGCTTCTGGTTTGCCAAGTCCTGTCAATCATGCGACCGAGGCTTTGACTGATTTGATTTTGTTGCGCCGCGAAAAGCGTGTTGCTGATTTAGTGTTTAGTAATGACTCTTATAACAGCGGTCATAAAGAAACATTGAGCGGCAATGACCAATGGTCTGACTATACAAATAGCGAACCACGAGAACAGATTCTAGAAGCGTTAGACGTGCCATTACAACGCCCTAATATCATTGTTTTTGGTAACGATACTTGGCGTTTTATTCGCCAACATCCACAAATTGTTAGCTCTATTTTGGGCAACAGTGGTCAGCAAGGCACAATCACGCGCCAACAATTGGCCGAACTACTCGAAGTAGAAGAAGTGCTTGTTGGTCAAGGCTGGGTAAATACTGCCAAGCCTGGTCAAACTCCTACTTTTGTTCGTGTGTGGGGCAAACACGCTGCATTATTAAATCGCAATCGTTTTGCAAATACGCAAAGCGGAGCGACATTCGGCTTTACGGCTCAATATCAAGGCCGTATTGCTGGCCAATTACCTAATCAAAAAATAGGATTACGCGGCGGTGTAGAAGTGGTTGTTGGCGAAACAGTCAAAGAGTTAATCATTGCTAAAGACCTTGGTTACTTCTTTGAAAATGCCGTTGCTTGATTGGTTTTACTCATGGATGAGCAATTTATTGAGATATTGAACAATGAAAGAGTTTATTGCACAACGCACAATTCGGCACAACGGCACTCTCTACAAAGAGGGTGAGGTTTTGTTGCTGAATGATAATCATGCTAACGCCCTGTTAAAAAACGGTGCTGTGATTGCTTATGCGTCGCCAAAAGCAGATGTGGTGTCGCCAAATTGCTCACTTATTGAGTCTGTGATTGCCGCAAAATCACTCACAACCCAAAAATGGAACGATTTGTCTGATTCTGAGCGTAATGCTCTTGTTTTAGAGTATTTAACACCTCAAGAAAAGTCAGAAGATGGCGAAGCGCAAGGCTTAATTGGAAGTAGCAAGCTGCCATCGCTTATTGATGTTAATGGCAAACAAGTAGCATTAGGTGACATCGTTGCTGATGCTTTTGCAAAAAGTGAATTAACTATCAGCAAATGGAATCGGTTAAGTGCCAAGGCTCGTGATGAGTTGCTACAGCAACACATTGATACGCTAACTAAGGGTGCTTAATCATGGCCTATTGTGCAAAGTCTGACTTAGTTCAGCGTTTTGGTCAGCGTGAGATGGATGATTTGCTCGACCATGACAATGATGGCGATGACGATACAAGCACATTGGATTCAACAATTGCTGATGCTGATGCGCTAATTGATAGCTATGTGTCCGCTAAATACGAAGTTCCACTCAGCCCAGTTCCTCAAATTATCAAATATATCTCGTGTGACATTACGCGCTTTATGCTGTGGGATGACAACGCCCCAGATGAAGTGCGTAAGCGTTATGACGATGCTATTGCGCGTTTAAAAGACATTGCAAAAGGCATGATGAAACTACCATCGACCACCATTGTCGCCCCCACCAACCCAAGTGGCGGTGTTGATTATTATGCGGAAGAGCGTGTTTTTAGTCGTGAATCGTTGGCAGGGTTTTAGCTGTGGCAATTACGTTCAATTTAAAGGGCAATGCTTACGCCTCGCTCGATAAAATTATTGCGGCTTGTAGTGATGGCAAGCCAGCGATGGCCACAATCGGTAGGGTATTAACTAATCGTATCAAGCTAGGGTTTAAGAATAGTACATCACCCTATGGCGATGCTTGGAAGCCTCTAAAATATAGAGACGGACAGCCATTGCGTGATAAAGGATTATTGCAAAACTCAATAACATATAACGCAGAAAGCGATTCCGTTTCTATTGGAACAAATGCAATACAGGCAAAAGTTCAAAATTTTGGCGCAGTAATCAGGCCAAGAACCGCCAAAACATTACGTTTATTTATTGGCAATCGTGCGGTATTTGTCAAGCAAGTTGTTATTCCAAGTCGATTATTTATGCCGATTGTTGGCAATGATGTCGTACTACCTCAAGACTGGCTAAAAGCGACAGTAAGAGCCTTGCAGGACCATATTGAGAGTCAGTTATGAGTCTATTTTACGAAGTTGAAGATGCGATTATTGCGCGATTAGAAACAAAGTTTGCAGCAATGTCGCCATTGCCAAAAGTTAAGCATGGCTCTGATTTGGCCAACATCAAGGACAAGTCGCAGGGCGATTTAACGGTATTTGTTGCTTACAATGGCATAAGCGAAGTAGAGGAAGCCGCGCCAACAGTCAGAACAATTGGCACAATCACCAATGAGTACATGATTGTGGTGGTTGCGCGTAGTGCCAAAGATAATGATTCACGGTTTGGAACACGCGAATTGGCAGACCCTGTACTTGAAAAAGTGATTCTTGCATTGGTGGGTTGGCAGCCTTTGCCAAAAACAGAACAGTTACGGATTGATGGTTCTTTAGAGCCAGTTTATCAAAACGGCTTTGGTTATTTTACGTTGGTTTTTACACATCGCAAAAGCGTGCGCGGTGAACCTTAAGAGGATATGAGCATGGGCTTACAAGCAGGTGATTACAGTTATTACGGTGTTGGCCGTGTATTTGTGCGTATTCGTGGAGCTGCTGCTGCGCGTTTACACATCGGGAATGTTTCAGCTTTGGATTTAGCTGTATCCGAAGATGTCAAAAAACAAGAAGACTTCACGACCCAAGGCGGCGGCACTGTTTCTGAGGTTCGCCGTATTACTGGTGTTGAGCTGGCTATGACGTTGTTGGATTTGGATAAAACGAATTTGGCACGGGCATTTTACGGTACCGCAACAACGGTTTCTTCTGGTTCTGTAGTTGATGAATCGCATACTGCGTATGTCGGTGGCTTTATCCCTACCAACAAGCCTATGGATTTGGGCGCAACAATCACCGTAAAAGAAGGCTCTACAACATTAACGGCAGGCACAGATTACACAGTTTCTAGTGGTGGTATTACCGTTTTATCGGGCGGCGCATTAGCAGATGGCGATACCGCTTTAATTAGCTATACATCATTAGGGCATGATGTTGTCGAGGCGTTAACCTCCGAATCGAATGAGTATGAAATTTACTTTGAAGGCTTGAATGAGGCCAAAGAAGGACGGGTTGTTAATTTGGCGGTTCATCGTGCAAAACTTGGTGCGGGGGATATGTTGAACTTAATCAAAAACGATTTTAGCTCAATCAATATCAAGGGTTCTGTGTTGCGTGATAACAGCAAAACAGGCACAGGTGTATCTAAATTCTTTAAGGTGTTATTAGCATCGGGGGAGTAATATCGGGGGAAGCCCCCGATAATGTCCTTGGCTTAAATGACGGAAATTTATTTGCATTGAATGATGGTGATTATTTAGCATTGACTGGGTGATGGATATGGCAAAAACCATGCTTGATTTGTCGATGGAGGGTAAAGATGTTGTATCCCTCGACGGCAATGAGTTAATGCTAGTTGAGCAATATAATGACGATTTAGATATTTATGAGTCTAAGCCTTCTTTATTGAGCCTACTCAAGTCTTGGATTATCAATGGATTATTGTCGTCAACCGTAGCAAATCAACGATATGTGCGATTTGATGACAATCAGTCATTAACATCAGATGAAAAGCTCAAAGCACAAACAAACATAGGCATTGCTGATTTTTCGACAAAATCTAGTGCGTCTTCTTTAAGTGTTTTTGATGATTTTTTTAATGTTGAAGATACGAAAAGCTACGCATCGGTGATAAGCGGAGTTGACGAAATACCCGTTGCTACAATATCGGCGGCTGCTCTAAATTGGATTGGCGGGATTCGTACTTTTGATGCAACAAATGGTGGTTACTATCGCGCTAATTGCCCGAACAAAACAGCTACAACGCTATTTAACTTTTTAGAACAAAACAACACGATTGATTTTACAACAGAGATTTACATACCCGTCACAGCCGAATCCCCCGCAACGACTGGAAGTTATTTTGTGGGCATTGTTGCTGATCATCCATCAAATGTGGGATTAACAGGCTCGATTGCTCTTGTCATGTGGGATGCAAACAGCGCGAATTGGCGTTTACGTTTGGCTAATGGTACGTTTATTGATACTGGTGTCACAGCGTCAAAAGGCACGAAATTTAAAATTGAAATTAGACAAACAGACGATACTGTCGCTGTCAAAATTAATGGCACGACGGTTATTGCAGCAACAGCTAACAGTGTTAGCGAGTCGGCTGTCCTGCCGTGCTGTGGATTTAGTCATGCTGGAGTTACAAGCGTAACGTATGAGATTTGGCAAGACTACATGGGGTTGAAACTAACATTAGACACAGCACGAAGTAATTTTGGATTTAGTTTTTAGAGATAGTGATTAATATGATTCCATCTACCCCCCAAATTATCACCGAAACACGCACAGGCAATATCATTTTAGAGCCAATGCGTATGGCTAAATTAAAAGTATTTAGCGAAGCTGTTGAACCAATTATCGGCCAAATTTTCTCTATGCTTGAAAATAAAGAATCTGACAAAACCGAAGAATCTGAAAATAAAGATAACTTTAACCAAGGCATCTTGCAAATGATTAATAAGCATTATGACGATTTGGTAAACTTGGTTTGCGTTGCGTGTCCTGCGGTTGATAAAGAAAAAATTGACGATATGTTCCCTGACGATTTTGTCAATTTAGTGGGTGGTGTGATTGAAGTAAACTCTGATTTTTTCGTCCAGAACCTGCTCCCGATGATTGTCGAAAGAGTAGGCTCACTAAAAGCAAAAATCCCTCAAAACTTACTCAAGAACAAATCTGGGCAGATGGATACCAGTGTCTTATCGCCAACGGCCACCGACTAAGCGATATATTGGATTATACCTTAGCGCGGTTTAAATACTTTTTACAGGCTTGTGAACGGCGAGAGCAAGCCTTTTTTATGCAATCTATTACTGCTTCAAGGTTGGCTCAGGCTGACAAAGAATCTTTTGAAAAAGCGATGCAGGAGCTAACATGAAATTACAGTTTGATATTGGCGCATCGTTTTCAGAGTTAAAAACAGCAGCAACTCAAGCCAAAGCTGAGTTATTAAGTCTTGTTAATACCGTAAAACAAGCAGGCCAAGACGTTAAAATTAAGGTCGGCTTAGATATTAGCGGCCTTAATGCCGATATTCAAAACCTAAAGACCACGGTGCGTAATGCACTGCAAGGTTCTGCTACGGAAAAAATAAAAGTCAAAATAGAAGCCGATGCAGCAAGCATTAGAGCAGATTTAGCCGCGATTAAGCCACAAATTCAAAACGCATTAGGCAGCTTTGCCCCTATCTCATTAAGAATAAATCACGCTAAATTAGCACAACAATTACAGGCAGCAGAAGCACAAGTAAGAGCTGCTATTGCTCGCATGACATCGCCTATGGCATTAAGAATTAGTCTTAATGTTGATGCAATGTCAACAGGTCTAATTGCTGCATTAAACGCACTTAAAGCAGAGGTAAACGCTTTAAAAACTGCTTTTAGTCGAGGTGGATTAGGTGGTGGACGTGGTGGAGGTTCAGGCGGTGGAGGTGGATTAGGCGGCGCATCTTCTGGTTTGAATGGTTTTGCTAGTGCATTGCGTGATGCTAAAACGCAGCTTATGCAGTTGGTCGGTGCATTTGGATTGATGATGGCTACGATGGGTTTTGTGCGAATTACAGACGAAGCAAAAAGCCTAGAGTCAAAGTTGAAGCTAGTCACATCAAGTCAACAAGAGCTTAACCAAGTTACTGCCGATTTAAGAGAAATTGCTAAGAATAATTTACAGGCACTTGCGCCGACCGTTGAGCTTTATAGCAAGTTATCAAGCGGCACTAAGAACTTAGAAGGTGCAAATACGGCTTTAAATACTCGTCTAACTGATATTGTTTCTAAGTTGGTCACTATTTCTGGCAGTACAGGGCCAGCAGCCGAAGGTGCAATTATTCAGTTTGGCCAAGCGTTAAGCGGTAACTTTAGCGCGGCAGGACAAGAATTAAATTCAATTATTGAGCAAGCCCCTGCTTTAGCTGATGCGATTGCTAAGAGTTATGGTGTTACCCGTGGCGAGCTTAAAAAATTGGGTGCAGATGGGAAAATAACTGCCGAAGGCGTGGTTAATGGTTTGATTCGACAAGGTGTAGAGGTAGATGCGCTTTTTGGTAAAGTGAACAAAACGATTGGCGGTACAGCAACAACTACAGGCGAGGCTCTCAAGCTGCTAATCGTTGATATTGATAAAACGATTGGCTTATCAGATGCAATGATTGGTGCGCTGGTTGCTATTAGAGACAACCTTAATGAAATTGTGCTTGCTGCAAAATTAGTTGGGATTGCGCTATCTGTTGCGTTTGCGCCTGCAATTGTTGGTTTTATTGCGGCAATGATAACTAAGGTTATAGCCCTAACAGTAAATCTTGTTAAGGCAACAATGGCGGCTACTGGGCTAAGAACAGCACTTTTATCTATAACAGGAGTGTTTGCTGTATTAGGCTCGGCTATGGCGGGTTGGGCAATTGGTACTTATTTGAGGGAGCAATTTATAGAGGTTGAGCTTGCTGGTATTGCGCTTGCAAGAGGGATTCACACAACAATCCAGACATTAGCTGGCGGATTTAAGTTGTTGGCTGAGTCTGTTTTTTTTGCAGTAACCAATCCAATAACAACAATTAAAACTATGCTTTTTATGGTTGTCGCAACCATAGCAGATGCAGCACGTCATTTGCCTGTTTTTGGTGAGGGCTTGGCAGACTCCTTGATGTCTGTTGCCGCTAAAATTGCGCCAGAAGGAGAAGCTGGGGCTAAGTTTAAAGCCTCATTGGAAAAATTAAGAGACCAAACCAAAAAAACAGTTGATGAAACAAAAGCTATTTACGATGAGCTTGCAGATGCAGCTATCAATGCAAATAATGAAAAAAATAAACCAAAGGCCGATGACAAAGGCTTGGGGACGGTAAAAACACCCAAAAAACCATCATCAACCGACCATTTTGCTATTAAAAAAGCAGAACTTGACGCAGAGTTACAGCTTTTAGATGCTCGCTTTAATGCCGAAGAAATCGGTATGCGTAAGTATTATGCGGAAAAAGCGCGTCTTATTACTGCTATTCATAACAACGAACTTGCCAACATTGACGCTAAAATCAAAGCCGAAAATGACCCAACAAAAAAAGGTGACTTATTAACCAAGCGTAAAGAAGCGGAAACCGCAAAAGGAACAGCTTTAGAGTTAAATAAAATCGACTTGGGCAAAGCCATTGCCGATGCTAAAAAAGAAAGCCTTAAAATTGGCATTGAGCTTGATGATGCCAAGTTTGAGGCGGTTAATAATAAGTTTGATGTCAAAGAAAAAGAGATTGTTGATAAATATAAAAAGCAGCTTGATGATTTTAAAAAATCAACTTTAGATGGCTTTGGTGACACAGCAGAAGCGGCCTTGCTTATTGCTGAAAAAACTGACTTGGTTAATGGGTTAATCAATTCAGAAAAAGCAAAAAACAACCTAGACCGCATTGCCGAAGAAATTAAGGTTTTTACTGAGCAGCAAGCAAGCAAAGTTAAAAATACCGAAGTCTTAAAAGACCGTGGGCAAATCAGCAACGCCGATGCACGCTTAGGTACCGAGCTTATCAATGAGCAAACAGTCACTGGATTGGCCGCTTATCAAGAGCGCATACGTTCATTGAATGTTAATGATATTCCAGAAACAAAACGTCTTCTTGATGAGTTGGCTCAAAAAATGGCAGAAGTGCCAGTTCAAGCCACAACGAATATGGATGTGTTTTTTGCCAATACCAACGAGAAACTAAAAACAACAGGTGTTGAGGCTTTGAAATCAGGCTTAAGTGATTTCTTTATGGATATTGCGAGCGGTGCAAAATCGGGCAGCGATGCAATTAAAGATTTTGCCCGTGGTTTTGCTCAGTCAATGGCTAGAGTTGCTTCTGATGCGTTAGCGACATTGGCTATATTTCAGGTGTTAAAGGCGTTTGGTGTCCCTGTTGAGATGGTTGGCGGAGGAATATCTGTTGGCAAGAAACACACTGGGGGGATTGCTGGTGGTGCAGGACAAACAACGACCGCCAATCCAGCTTGGTTCTTAGCCGCCCCTCGTTATCATGTTGGCGGCATTGCAGGACTTCAACCAGGTGAAGTACCCGCAATTTTGCAACGCGGTGAAGAAGTCTTGACGCAAAAAGACCCGCGTCATGTAGCTAATGGGGGTGGACAAGGTGGTGGTGTTAGAATTATAAACAACATTGACCCAAGTATGATGCACGATTATTTAAGCAGTAGCAGTGGCGAACAAGTCATTGTGAATTTAATCGAGCGTAACTCAGGGACTATTAAACAGCTTTTAGGGTGATATGGATATGGGTGAAATAAATAAGTTCCTAATGAAATATAACTGGGTGACTAGCTTGGCTTTAATCCTTTTTGTTGTTTTTGTTATTAAGTCTATTATTGGCGACTCAAAAGGAAGAAATACACAAAACAATGAAATAGAAGCCTGTGTTTCTCGTGGCATCGCCTATTTCAAAGAGGTTGGTGCATATCCAACATTAACAACTACTGGTGAAAATGCCGAAGCAGTAGCAAAAGAGCGATGCAATAGAACAATTACGGCTTTTCAATAAGGATTTTGATTATGGATGACAAAATTTATAAAGGTGAAATTCGGTTCTATGGTCTTTGGGATTGGTGGATTTCTGAATTTACACAAGAAGAAAGAAACATAATGATAGACAAACATCAATTTTTTGGATTTGGTGTTAGTTCAAATTTAGAAGGAGAGGTTATCAATAAAAAATTAAACTATTTAGAAGAAGAATCAGGTGAGCGGAGTACGAGTATTTTAGTTTTTCTATATGCACTAAGTTTTTGCTTTAAAAAAGGAACAGAAAGTTATAATAAAATTAACAACAAAACAAAAGAAATATTGAAAAATGCAACACCAAATATTGAAATAGATTTTGAACGATTTGATAATGACCAATATTATAACGCTTGGTTTTTTAATAGATTTTGTTTCTTTCATGAAATAGAACATAATAAAAAATATACACCTATTTTTACCCATGCTTTATGGAGTCCAGTTGATGACAATTTATCACCAAGAGAGTGCAAAATTCTAAATAATCAAGTATTTAAAATGGATAGTATTAAGTTTAAAGGATTATGTTTAGACCATTGGCGAAATGTTCGTTATGGCTGTAGATGTAGCCTAATAACGATGACTGAAAGCGAAGCCGAAGATTTTAAGAGAGACAACCCGCCATTTCAAAAATGGTAGAAAAACGCCTTTGCCTAGGTGTTTCTATCAGCTAGTCGCAGCCTGACCCATCACTAATCAACGCATAAACTACCCATAATTGAGGTATTTATGCTTTGGAAAACTCCTGCTAACTGGTCATCACCAATCATTGAACGTCTTGAATGGCGAACCGATGTACTGCTCGCTTACGATGGTAGCGAGCAGCGTATTGCCTTGCGTCAAACACCGCGTAGATACTTTGAGTTTGGCTTTTTAGTGCCTACGTTATTAGAACGCCAAAAACTAGAAGCTGCTATTTCTGCCAATGGTTCTCAGTCTTGGGATTTGCCAGTCTGGACAGATTCAACACACTGCACAAGCGCAATCAGCAATGGTGATGTTGCTGTATATGCTGACACCGTAGGCCGTGATTTTGTAGCAGGTGGCAAGGCATTATTGCTGTCAGCTAATGGCAGCAGCTTAATTATAAATATCTCAACACTGACAGCCACGCAGTTAAATCTATCTAGTGCTGTGGTTGGCACATGGCCAGTTGAAACCTTAGTTATTCCATTACGCACAGCATACCTGGAACAAAACCAACAAATTAGCCGTTTTACTGGAAGTGCTATTTATGGTGTGGTGCGTTTTTTATGCGATGACATAAGTAGTTACGCAGCGGCCACATTAACGCAATATCGTGGCTACGATGTTTTAGAAACGCCGTCAAATTGGATGCAAGACATCACATTGGACTATCAGCGCAAAATGCAAATCGTTGATTTTGGCGTAGGTGGTGTTTATCGAGATGATGAAAGTAGTTTGCCTGTTTTTGTTCAAAGTCACGCATGGGCTTTAGATAGTCGCCAAAAAATAACCGATTTTAGAAAATTTTTATACTCAAGGCGAGGTCGATTAAATGCGCTTTGGGTGCCGTCTTTTATGCCCGATTTAACCTTTGTTGCCCTGTCATCGACAGCTTTAGACATACTAAACATTGACTACACAACGCTATACAACCAATCGGTAAACCGCCGCGATATTCGCATTGAGCTGACCAATGGCAATGTCTATTACCGCCGCATTGTTGACAGTGCTGTAATCAGTGCGTCTGTCGAACGGCTCACGTTAGATAGTGTACTTGGTGTGTCTGTGACTGCCGATGATGTCGAAAAAATCAGCTTTATGATGTTTGGTCGATTAGATACAGATGCCATCGAGATTGCTTGGTCATGGGGTGATTATGCCGATGTTAAGGCAAACTTTAGGAGCGTAAACAATGACGTATGATGCGCGCGAATTGAGTATGCAAAGTGGTGAGCCGATTGAGATGTATCACTTTACTGTCAACTCAACACATTACCGTTTTACCAGTGCCAAGAGTGCTATTACTTACGATGGTAATACTTATCAGCCTACGTTAATCAAGCGCGGCAGCATTGATTTTACAACTGAAAAAGGGCGCAACAACTTAAAGCTGCAAACAGTCAGAGACTTTGCAATCGCTGACTTGTTTAGAGTGTCGCCGCCAAGTGATGTGATTTTATTGGTTGTGCATCGAGTGCATTACGGTGACAGTGATGGTGCAGTGATTTGGACAGGCCGCGTATTAAATTGCGAATGGTCTGACTCGATCGCCTCGCTTAACTGTGAGCCAGTCAGTAGCAGCTTGCAGCGCATTGGCTTAAGACGAATGTATCAAAGACAATGCCCTCATGTTTTGTATAGCACCGCTTGTGGCGTTGATAAAAACGACCATGATTTGACAATAACGATTACCGATATAGATGGATTAGAGCTAACAACAGGCACGCTTATTGGCGGCACCGATGATTACACTGGCGACTATACGGGCGGCTTTGTCGTCTTTGGCGATGAAAAGCGTTTTATTGTCGGAAATCCATTTTACAAAATAAAAATAAATGCACCGTTTACTGACTTAGAAGTCGGGGACAGTGTTGTTATATATAAAGGGTGTAGTCACACCGTTCTAACGTGCATCGGCGTTTTTGATAATTTAGACAATTACGGCGGTATGCCACATATCCCCACAAAAAACCCCTTTAACGGTTCATTACTGTAGTAGGTGATTTATGCAGTTTTTTTATTATTTGGCTATTTTAATTATTTCATCGGCAATCAGTTACGCGATGATGCCGAAGCCGCCATCACCAGAACCACCAGCCGAAACAAAAGATTTTGATGTGCCAACAGCAGAAGAAGGGCGGCCAATACCTGTCATTTTTGGCACTGTCAAAATCACGGGCGCAAACGTGCTTTGGTACGGCGACGTCCGTTCGTCAAGCATCACAAAGCGCGTATGAGAATTATCTTAGCTGATGTGCGCGCCTTGCAGTACTGCAATTCTGGGGTGAGAGAGTTTTGCAAAAAACATGGAATTGATTATTCGTCATTTATTAAAAATGGCATTGATACCAAAGAGCTTGAAGCTACCAATGATGTAATGGCTATGGCACTGATAGAAAACGCCAAAAAACGTGAGGCAAACCATGAGTAAGAAAAAAAAGACACAAACCGTAGGATATTGGTACGGTATGGGCTTACACATGGGACTTTGTCACGGCCCTGTAGATGAAATATCAGAAATAACGATTGATGATAAAGTGGCTTTTAGTGGCTCAATAACTACCAGTAGCAGCGTAACAATAAACAAACCATCCTTGTTTGGCGGAGAAGAAAAAGAAGGGGGTGTTGTCGGCACATTAACCGTGGCAATGGGAGAGTCAACACAAACCAAAAATAGTTATTTAGTATCAAAATTGGGCGAATTTATACCTGCTTTTCGCGGTATCTGTGCTTTGATTTTTAACGGCAATATCTGTGCAAACACCACTTACATTAAACCGTGGACAACCAAGCTCAAGCGCATCAAAAAAGACTGGCAAAATGATACGGTTTGGTACGAGGCCAAGGCGGAAATTGGCATCGACATGAATCCTGCTCACATTATTTATCAGAGCTTGACTGATTCAGAGTGGGGGATGTCACATCCTACTTCTGGGATTGATGATACTAATTTTAGGCTTGCTGCTGATAAATTACATACAGAGGGGTTTGGTTTGTCGTTGATGTGGAATCAACAATCAACAATTCAGAAATTTATTCAAATCATTTGTGACCATATTAACGGCGCGTTAAAAGTTGACCCCATCACAGGCAAATTTCAATTAAAACTCATACGCGCTGATTATGACCCCGATGATTTGCCTATTTTTAATCAAACCAATATATCGCAATTGCAATCTTTTCAGAGAGCAGGATGGGGCGAGACAGTAAACGAAATTACGCTTATTTATACCAATGAGTCCACAAGACAAGAAGCATCAATCACAGTGCATGATTTATCAAACATACAAGCACAAGGCCAAGTCGTTAATCAAAAAGTCACTTATACAGGCATTGCCAACGATGCTTTAGCTCAAAAAGTAGCTATGCGAGAGTTGTTGTCGCGTAGTACGCCATTGTCAAAATTAAAATTTACTGTTAATCGCACTGCATGGAATTTATTGCAAGGTGATGTTTTTAAATTTGTATGGCCAAAATTGGGCATTACAACGCTGATTATGCGTGTTGTGAATGTGAGTACAGGTACATTAGAAAATAGCCTAATCACGGTCGAGGCGGTCGAAGATGTATTCGGCCTGCCAAGTGGTAGTTACGCATCAAATCAGGATAATGAATGGACTCCACCAGACGCGGAGGCCAGCCCAAGCACAATCAGGAAATTTGTAGAGGCCACCTATTACGACATAGCAACAACAATGACCACGGCAGATCTTGAAGCAACCGATGCAAACGAGGGTTACGCGGTCATGTTCTCTCATTATGACAACCCCTTAGCATTAGACTACAAACTAAAGACACGGATTGGCAGCAGTGGCGATTTTGTTCAAGCTGATAGTGGCGCACATTGCGCGGTTGCAAACGCATGGAGTTTGGATACTTTAGAGGAATACACAACAACATCTATAAATATGATTGCTGGGGATTTAAGTCTTTTTCAAATAGGGAATTACCTGATTTGCGAAGATGAATATGCGCGTGTAGATGTGATTGATATAGTCAACAGTGAAATAACTGTGGCGCGCGGAGTGATAGACACAGTACCAAAAAGACATCCAGCAAACGCGTTGGTTTATTTTGCAGAGGGATTTGGTGCTGTTGATGGTACAGCTTATTTGGATGGCGAAATAATAGAAGCTAAAGTAATTACCGAAACCCCAGCAAGTGTATTAGATGAAAGTCTTGCATCTATTGACTCATTAACTATTGTTGCACGTCAAAACCTGCCTTATCCGCCCGCAAAAATCCGCATCAATGGTGAATACAATCCTGATTCAGTGAGGGGGGAAATCACAATCACGTGGGCGCATCGTAATAGACTACAGCAAACTGTGTCATTACTAGCTCAGGACGATGATAGCGTCACTCCAGAAGACGGGGTAACTTACAATATAAATGTTTATAAAAATCTTATATCTCCTGTTTTGTGTCGCACCCTGACAGGACTTACAGGCACATCTTACACTTACCCTATGGATGAAGAATTGGCTGATACTGGTGGAATTATTGAGTATTTGACGTTTGAGATATTTAGTGAACGCGATGGCTTGGTTTCACATCAATCACATAGTTTTACATTCGAGAGAATATACGCTGGTTGGGGTTTTGACTGGGGCAATAACTGGGGTGGTAACTAATGGCGACAGCATTGTGGGGCATTGGATTAATAGGTGATTTGGCATTAGCAGAAAATGGTTGGAAAGATGCCATGAATGCCAATCTACGCAAGATTACAACACTCACTCAAGCCATTGTCAAAGACAAAGACTTAGCAACGCCGCCAGTCTCTCCAGCTACAGGCGATACCTACATTATTGCCGCATCACCAACAGGAGCATGGAGTGGCCATGCCACACATATTACGGTTTGGGATGGTATTGCATGGATTTTTTACACGCCAATCAAAGGGTGGCGTTTTTATGTTGATGATGAAGATGCTGACTATCGATTTAATGGGGTTGTTTGGGGGATTTTATAATGGGCTTAACCGTTGATAATGTGTCATTAAATGATAGCCACAAGGTAATTATTGTTGCTAAAACAGAGGCTGAAACAACAGAGCCTTTTGCTATTAGAGCAAACACATCTTACACATTCATTTGCTCCCAGTTAGCGAGCGATGAAGAAATCCCGATTGAGGTTTACGACCCATCATTAGAGGATTTTACTCAGCTTTATGATGATTGTTATGAGGTTAAGTTTGCTCAAAATCACAATAAAATCAATTTTGCCAATGAATCTATGCTCATCCGTATCGTTAAGCCCATTACTGATGAAGATGTAGGCTTAACCGTGTTTTATGCCTAAAAATTGGGGTGAGTCATGGAACTTAAAAAAATACAAGGCATTTGTAAAACAGCAGCAGGTAAAAAGCGTTGCGAAGTTTTTGCTCCGTTACTAGCGCAAATTATGCCACTTTGGACGATTAACACGCCGCAGCGTCAAGCGATGTTTTTAGCGCAAGTGTTGCATGAGTCAGGCGAATTTCGTTATTTAGAAGAATTGGGTAATGATGCTTACTTAGCAAAATACGATACAGGAACATTAGCCAAACGACTAGGCAATACGCCCGAAGCAGACGGGGACGGTCAGTTATATAAAGGTCGTGGATTGATTCAGATTACAGGTAAAGACAACTATCAAAAGTGTGGCCATGCTTTGCAATTACCTTTATTGAAAAATCCTGACTTGCTTGAAGTACCACACCACGCCGTTGCTTCTGCCTGTTGGTTTTGGTTTAGCAAAAACTTGAATAAACACGCTGATTTAAACGCCATTACCGCGTGCACCAAAATCATTAATGGCGGCACGAATGGACTAGACGACCGAAAAGAATACTGGAAAAGAGCCAAGTTAGCGATGGGGATAGCGTAATGCCGTACAAAGACCCGAATCATTATGATTTTGTTGCTTGGTTAATCAATAACTCAGTCATCATAGGTGCATTTTTTCTATCAATAATTATTTCGTTATTGCGAACCATTAAAGAGGGAAAAGCCGATTGGGTAGAGGCGGGTATATGCGGCTCATTGACTGTCGCTTCATATTCTTTATTAACGCAATTTAAACTTGATATTCAAGTAGTTGTTTTTATCGGTGGGTTTATTGGTTGGTTTGGTACGAACTACACCAAAAAATATGTCGAAATGGTATTGATGGCTATTTTAAAAAAGTTTGGTGTTGCTTCTAAAGATATGTGTGAGTTAGGCAATAATGAGGACTTAAAAAAATGATTCGTGGATACCCAAAGTTTAGACGTTATGCCGAAGCTGATATGCCATTAGCGACTGCTGTGCCAAATGGCACAGAGGTTTTTAACACGACATATCAGGTCAAGATGCGGTCAAACGGCACGCGATGGATTCCTTTAGCTCCATTTATTGCTTATGCCGCTGTTTTGGCTGATAGCGTAACGGGTACAACATCGACAACCACGCTCCGCGAAGTCGAATTGCCGTTTAAATACATCGGTAAAAATGGTCAGATTCGATACTCGTTGGCATCGGACAATACAAACAATGCAAACGGGAAAATTATGCGCGCATTGTTGACAGACGGCACAACGACAACAACGCTTTATGACTCTACAGTCACAACCGTTGCAGGGCGCACTATCGAAAAATCAATTTTTAGCGCGGGCAGTGAGTACAATTTTTACGCATCTAATAGCGCGGCATTGGCAAACTCAAGTGGCAATTCGCCGATTTATCAACAGTTTGCGCCGACTGACAGCTTAAAATTACGCATCAATGCGACATTAGGCAACAGTGCTGACACTATCACACTGACTCGTTTATCAATTCAAATTTTGCCAGGGTTCTGATTATGCGTATTATCACTGTGACCGTTGTTGATAATGAAATTATTCCTGACGAGCCGTTACCGCAAAATAGCATTGCAAATCGCTTCGATGGTGAAAAATATGTTATTTATGAAGTGGGTGATGAGTTACCTCCTTTAGTTGAATAAACCACCCAAAGGTAGTTTATTGCCAACATTGTATTGAATTTCTAGTCAAGTCATCATAAAGTCGGCGAGGGAGTTTTATAAATAAGGAATGTTGATGTCAAAGTTATCTTTTTGGTTACTCATACCCGTCTTTTTATCTGCTTGTTCAGGTGAGTACATCACTAAAAGTTGTCTTGGTCGAATCGAACACTTTAATGAAAAGGTTCTACAATCGGAAGTCCATTTGCCTTTGTCTTACTTGATTGATGGTAAGTCAGTTAAAGTGAAGTTTTCAGACCAAGAAATTGAAGCACACATGGCGGGTGATGACCAAGCATCGAATGCTTTCATAGCATCTAATAAAGGCGACAATTATTTTTATTTTTTGTTGAACGGGTCTCATCAGATTGAATATGAACTCAATCCTGATAAGTGGTTTGTTGGAAGTTGTAAATAGTGGAGTTGCTATGAGTAAATTTTTAATCTTAATTTTGCTTTCAATGCCTTTTGCATTATTTGCAGAAGAATCTACTGAACCCAAAAATGTTCAAGCCACGCCAATAGAGCAACAAAGTACGAAAAAGCCATTTTTTGATAAAAAAGAATGTCAACTTGATGATAAATCAGAACGTAGAGGCTGTTGTTCGCATCATGACGGGGTATGTGGTTGTAGTGGAGGACGCGCCCAATGTTGCGATGGGGCATTAAGCCCAAGTTGTGGATGCTAAAAAACCGCCTTTGGGCGGTTTTTTATGAGTAGGGCGTTGGTCTTTATTTTAGATGACTGTCTAATTTATCTATCCAGTCATTTATAAAAACACCAATATTTGACGCATTTACACTATATTTACACCATGCACCATGATTTTTTATATAACCTGTTGATTTGTATTTGTTATTTTATATAGTCTTTCCAATCCATCAT